ACCATGCCGTAGGTCGGCTCCAGTACAGCACCGGTAAAGCCGGGGTTGAGGATGCTGAGCTGGATCGCCTTGTAGGCGTCGGCGATCGTTTTCCCGCTGCCGTAGCCGGCCACCACGCCAATCTCTGGCGACGTGATGTCATCGAACAGATCCACCTGTTTGCCATGGAGCTGGCTGCGCATGGTGGCCATCAGGCCATCGAGCGAGCCCCGGTAGAACCTGCCGCTGATGCCCCGAAGCCGCTCCCTCGCCAGGGCGGCGGCAATGGGGTCAGCGAGAGCTGAGGGCATGCCGCATGCGGACTAGCTGAGCATCCGCCTGCCGCTCAAACTCAGCCTCTTGCAGAGCCATCGCAAGGCATTCAAGGTCCGGGTATGGCCGCTGTGGCGGAGGTTGCTGCTCCGCCTCAACCTCCGCCACAGCGGCGGCAATCAATGCAGGGTCGATCATGGGTGGGTGTCGCGATAGTGACGCAGCGTCTTGCTCAGCTGCTGCGCTCTCACGGTAGCCCGAAAGTCGAGCGTGCAGCAGTCATGGCAGACCGTGCGGCCATCCTCCAGCTGCCAGCCTGTGGGAGGCCCTGGAGGCCCGCCAGCGGGGGCGCCGCAGTCGCTGCAGGCAATGGGGTGGTTCATGCGGCCGTGAGGGCTAGGCCCAGCTGCACCCCG